GGTTGTGGCCGGTGTCGGCAGCGTCCTCAACCTTCTTGGCACCTACTCGCAGACTCCGCAGTTAACAGTCGGATCAGCAGCGACAACCGGCACGGGCGCCCCGGCCGCTCAATCTGCGACAGTAAGCGGCGTAGGCAAACTCGCAACGGCAGGCGTTGGAGTGCTGGCGGCTGGATCTGCCACGACTGTAGGCGTCGGCGTTGGCGCATCGATCGGTCTTGGCGTTCTCACTGCCCAGTCTGGCACAGCGGCTGGTGTCGGCGTCGTTCGTTGGCAGGCAACCGGAGCCCTAACGGCGCAGAGTGCCGTCGTTGCCGGGGTGGGCAATCTCACGACGTTCGGCACTGGCACGCCGACAGCGCAATCTGCGACGGTCAGCGGCGCCGGCCAACTCCAAGTCAACGGCGTTGGCGTACTCACCGCGCAGAGTGCCTCGATCAGCGGCGTTGGAAAACTTCAGACCAACGGCGCCGGCTTACTGACTGCCCAGTCTGCGACAACGCTTGGCGTTGGGGTGCTCGGTTCAAGCGGTGTCGGTGCACTGACTGCCCAGTCTGCGACAACGCTTGGCGTCGGCGTTGTCGGGGCAGGTGGGGTCGGCGCCCTTGCCGCGCAGAGTGCCGTCGTTGCTGGTGTCGGCAAGCTGGCGACCAACGGGATCGGCGCGTCGGCTGCCCAGTCCGCGGCCGTCTCTGGGGTTGGCGTCAGCTCGAGCGTTGGCACCGGCAACCCAACCGGCCAAGCGGCAGTAGTTGCCGGGGTTGGGGTCGCGGGTTCTGTCATTGTCGGCGTCGGGGCGCTGGCGGCGCAGAACGCAACAACGACAGGTTCCGGCCGGGTATTGATTTCCGGCATCGGCACTCCTGCGGCGCAGTCGGCAGTCGTTGCAGGTGTCGGGGCTGCGGGTGCGGGCGCTGTTGGAGTCTTGGCCGCACAGCCGGCCACGGTATCAGGGCAAGGCGTCGGGCAGTCCATAGGAACAGGGGCACCCGCAGCGCAGTCGGCATCCACTGCGGGCGTCGGTGTCGTTGTTCAGGTGATTACCGGCGTCGGGGCGCTCATTGCCCAGGTCGCCACCATCGTCGGACGTGGCATCGACGGCTCGATCGGCACGGGCGCGCTGGCCGCGAATGCTGCCACAGTGTATGGCGTGAGCGATCTCGCGATCGACGAGCCGGACGTATACTTGCTGCTGACGAAGAGGCACGGCATCCGAACGATGGAACAGGATCACGGCGTATTGATCACGCGGCGCCAGTATGGCGTCAGAACAGGTTGAGCCATGCCAAGCATTTTCAGACGTAACGCTGCGGGCGTGTACTACACGACGCACGACCCGAATGCCGACCTGATCTACGGCATCACGAGCTGGATCGAGGGGCGCACCTTCGCCACGGCGCCGGGCGCAAATGTATGGGACATCACCGAGTCGGGGTCGCCGTCGCCATCGCTGCACAACTCGGCAATCAATGCCGTTGCCGTAGTGCTGGACGGGGTGACATACGAAATCGGGGAAGTGGCGACCACATGGGTAACGGGATTGGTCGCCGGCGTCACCTACACGCTGACCCTGCATGCCACGTTCGACGACGGGCAGCGGGATGATCGCAGCGTCAGTCTGGTGTGCTCGCAACGATGAGAGCCGGACGCCTCGACACGCGCATCCGCATCGAGCGGTCCACAACGGACCGGGACGATCACGGCGGCGTCACGCAGAGCTGGGCGCTTCTGTTCGAGGTGTGGGCGCAGATCGCCCCGCTTCGGGGCAGGGAACTGATTGCCGCCGCGCAGACCATGCCGGAGGCGCATACCAAGTTCGTCATTCGTTACCGCGCCGGCATCACCGAAGCGGATCGCATCGTGTACGACAGCAAGAACTACGACATCATCCACATTGCCGAGCTGGGCCGGGATGTCGGGCTTGAGATTCTGGCCAAGCTGCCATGACGCAGATCAAGGTCGATGGGTTGGCGGAGTTGCGGCGTGCGATGCTGGAGTTGCCGAAGGAAATTGCAGAGAAGGGACTTGCTAGGAGTGTGCTCGCTGGCTCGGCGATTGTGCGCGATCAGGCAAAGGCAAATTTGATTGCTGGCGGTCATGTGAAGACGAAATCTCTTTTGGATGCAGTGCGGCACGGATTCGATAAGTTGAGTAGTTCAAGCGTGCAGAAAAGTTCGCACGTGTTTGTGCGATATAAGACAGCGAAGTATGCCAACACGAAACTAAATCGCAGGAAAGGAATTGTCGGAAAGTTGCGCGCCGAACACGGAACTATATTTTACTGGCGCTTTATCGAGTTCGGAACAGTAGGGCCAGGTAAACACCACATCACTGCCAAGCGATTCATACGAAACGCATTCGACATGACGATGAAGTTGCAAATAGAAGCAATTCGGGCTTCGTTGGAAAAGAGCATCGAGAAGGCCGCTGCAAAAGTGAGTAGCAAGGCATGATCGAACAAGACATCCTCGCCGTGCTGCTCGACGATGCGCCGCCAGGCTTCCCCACCAGCGCGGGCAACAACGTCTATGCGCTCATGCTGCCGCAGAATTCAGGGTTCCCCGCCATCTCGTTTCAGCGCATCAGTAGTGTGCCGGTCAATGCGTTGTCCGGTTCGAGCGGCATGGAGTACGTGCGGGTGCAGTTCGACTGCTGGGCTGAGACATTCGCCGCAGCGAAACAACTAGCCGTGGAATTGCGCGCACTGCTCGAAGCGGGTTCGTTCAAGGCGTTGATGGCCAACGACTTCGATGACTACGACCCGGACGCAAAGGTGTATCGTGTGAGCAGCGATTTTCAGATGTGGCAGAAGGAAGCATGATTTTTATTGATTGCATTTTTAGGAGAACGCCATGAGCAGCACAGCACTCGAATCACAAGGCATGTTGTTTCAACGGCTGGCCGATGGCTCGCCGACGACGTATCAGACCATCACGGAGATCAAGTCTTTCTCCGGTCCCGGTGGCTCTGCGTCGATCATCGACGTGACGGATCTGCAATCCACGTCGAAGGAAAAGCGCATGGGGCTGGCGGACGAAGGACAGATTTCGTTCACCATGAACTATGTCCCGACTGACGCAGTGCATGTGCTGTTGCGTGCAGACCGTGCATCGCGCGTGATCCGCGGCTTCAAGGCAAAATTCACTGACGCGGGGCCGACTGCGTGGACGTTCAACGCCTTCGTCACCGGCTTCGCCCTGTCGGGCGGCGTGGACGGCGTGGTCGAGGCGGCAGTCACGCTGGAAATTTCCGGCAGCATCACGGGTTAATTTATGATCCTCAACAAAGACCAGATACTCAAGGCAGAAGATCTCGTCAAGGAAACCGTCAAGGTGCCCGAGTGGGGAGGCGAGGTGATCGTCTCAGCGATGACGGGTGAGGCTCGCGATGCGTGGGAGCAGTCGCTGATGGCGAGCGATGGGACCACGAACATCACGAACGTCCGTGCTCGCTTGATGGCCGCGTGCGCCGTGAATGAAAAAGGCGAGCGTCTTTTCACGTTGGCTGATGCGGCCGCCCTCGGCACCAAGAGTGCGAAGGCGCTTGAACGGTGCTGCAAAGTCATCCAGCGATTGAACGGGCTGACCGAGCGCGACATGGAAGACGCTAAAAAAAACTGACTCTCCGGCCGCAGCGTCGATTTTATATGAGCCTCGCGCTGCGGCTGGGCATGACGCTTGGTGACCTTTTGGCGAAGATCAGCAGCAGTGAACTGACCGAGTGGATGGCCTATTTCGAACTTGAGCAGCAAGATCAGATGCGAGCACTGCAAGAGACTGCATCTGGCAAGTCAGGCGCCGCGGTCGATGTGCGCAACATCCGAGCCGGATTCGAACGTGTGGCAGCTCGCAGAAAGGGGAAATAATGGCCAGTGGTAGCCTCGGCAGTCTATATGTTTCCCTGACAGCCAATATCGCGGAATTCGTGCGCGACATGGGCAAGGCTGCGCATGAGGCCGAGATAAACATGCGCAAGATCCGCAGGGAACTGTCGGATGTTGCAGAAGGACTCGTTCAGATGGGCCTGATTGCCACGACATCGTTCGCCGTTGTGACGAAGCTGGCGATCAATCATGCGGAAGAGATGCGAAAGATGTCAGAGTCCACTGGCATCGGCGTCGAGGCACTGAGCGAGTTGGCGTATGCGGCGAGGCTGTCGAATGTTGATAGTCAAGCCCTCGGCGTAGCACTGGGCAGACTTAGCAAGGGAATTCTGGAAGCCGCTTCAGACACTGGCGAAGCGAGGGCAGCATTCACTGCGCTTGGATTAAGTGTCAAGGACAATAGCGGCAACATGAAGAACGCTAATGTCGTCTTCCGTGAGATCGCTGACAAGTTCGCCGGCATGCAAGACGGCGCGGGGAAAGCCGGTCTTGCAATGGCTATTTTCGGACGAGGCGGCGCTGCTCTTATTCCGGTACTCAATCAAGGTTCTGCTGGATTGGCCGAGTTGGGGGCCGAAGCAAAGGCTCTCGGCATTACGCTTACTGACGAAGCATCACGGGCCGCTGAAGTATTCAACGACAATCTGACCAAGATAAAAAACAGCGCCGAGGCTTTGTCTTTATCTATAGCCGGGCCGCTGATCGAAAAAATAAATCAACTCACGAATCAATTCATCGAGGCCCGCAAACAGGGCATGAGTTTTTGGGATTCGTTGTCGATTGCCTCTGCCGCAGAGACAGAGGGCCAGAGAATTTTCAGGTTAAGACAGGAACTTGAGGCGTTGGAGAAGTTGGCTTTGGAGTTCGCGACTCCAACGGTCGGGAATGCAATTTCTAATGCTCTTTTCGGTCATCTTGATCAGGTTCAGCGTGGCATTGAGGAAAAGAAAAAGGAAATTGCGTTTCTGGAAACGCTTCAGGCCAGCACGCATCCGTTCGTGGAATTGCAAAAGGGAAAGACGGCCGCGCCCACGCTGGTCGATCCGGAGGCAGCAAAGAAGGCTGGATCTGCGCTGCTCGATTTCCAACGATCATTGGCGATGGGCGCCGTCAAAATATACAAGCAGTCGCTGGATCAAAAACAGGCGCTGTTGGATTTTGCCTATGCGGACAACCGCATTTCGGATGCGACCTATTACGCTGACAAGTTGGCAATCGAAAAATCCTCCTATGAGGAAACCAAGAAAGTTCTAGAACAAGTAGCCCGTGAGCAAGAGGCTGCCGCTGGGAAAGAAAAAAAATACTCAGCAGAGCAATTTAACGCCGACAAAAAGGCGGCAGAGACTCGGAGTCAGATTCAAGAGGCGACGCAGAATTACAACAAGGTCGTATCGGCGACGTTTGAAAATGCGTCGCTGGCGGCCAGAGCGTACCAGAGGTCGATCGAAGGCGTCAGCATAGAAATACTCAGGATGCAAGGACAGACTGCCGCGGCCGCAGCGCAGCAGTTCGAATTGGCGCACAGGGATTTCAGAAAAAAAGCTGAGGCTCAAAATGATCCGGCCGCTATCAACGAACTCAATACTTTGCAAGGACTCATTGCTGCGCAGGAATTGTTCAACGAGGAGCGCGCAAAACTTGCGAGAATCAACGCAGATGTGGCCGCAAAGGAATCGCTTATTCAGAAAGCCGTAAGGGACCGGCAAATGACTCAGGGCGATGGCTTGAGAGAGATTCAGAAACTGAGGGCCGAATCACTCCCAGATCAGGAAGCTGTGATAGATATGCTCAATCGCACGGCAGAATCGTCAGGGAACGCGAATCTGCGACTGCAAGCCCAGCTTGTAACGACAGATATGGTGTTGGGATCTGTCAATCAAATGGGGCAAGCAGAAGCGCAATCTTTGATGACTATCGCTGAGTTGGAAGCAGCATCCTACGAACAGCGTCTAATGAATCTGCGAGATTATCTGGCTACAGCAGCCATAGATCGCGAAACTGCAATGGGAATACGGGTTCGGTTCGAGGAAGAGCACGAGGCAAATCTGGGATCTTTCAGCGCGCAGGCGGCTGTCGATAGGGCCAAATTCCAGACCATGACGGCCAAGGATCAGGCGAAAGACATGATCGGCATCGTGACTAACCTGACATCAACACTCGCTGCAAAAAACAGGGCGTGGTTCGAACTCAATAAGGTCGCCTCGATAGCGAACGCCATCATCTACACATACGAGGGCGCAAACAAGGCACTGTCGATGGGGCCGTGGGGAATTCCGTTAGCTGCTGTGATCGTGGCGGCTGGCCTGGCGAACGTAGCCAAAATAGCCTCGACGACATTCGGCAGCGGCGCTCCATCAACTCCGAATGTGCCAGGAGCGACGCCAGTTACGCAGGCGGGATCAGTGTCGAATGCGTCGGGGGGCTCGAGCAATCAGACGACAATCATCAATCTGCACGGCGATCAATTCAGCCGCAAGCAGGTGCGAGACTTGCTGGATCAGATCAATGAGAACTCAAAAGATGGTGGGCGCCTTGTCTTCGCATAGGGGTGCATCATGATTGTCTATTCCGCTGCGCTGCTGTCCGCCTCGGTTGCGTCTCAATCGTTGAAAAATGCGCGCATCGGGTATCAGACATGGCTGCGCGGCTTGGAGGCGTCTGCCGTCACAGTGAGCAGTGAAACGACAGACGGCCCGAAGGACATGCCGCTGCACGAGGATACCGCAACGTACTGGGAGCCCTCTGCAATGCCAGCGACGTGGGAAGTGGATTTTGGTGGGCCGGAGGCCATGGACTATGTAGGACTGGCCGGGCATTCGTTTGGTACTGACAGCACGGCTGTGCTTGTCGAAACCAGTACAGGGGCAACCGTTGGCTCGCCATCTGTTCAGGTCTGGACGACATTCGCATCGAGCCTGTCGCCTGCTAATGACGATCCGATCTTGTTCCTCGACACGTCGATCGTCGCAAGATATGTTCGGATAACTCTGACTGGGAGCACTGCCCCAAAGTTGGCAGTCGTGTATGCAGGCGAAATTCTTGCCATGTCGGAGCCCATAAGAGGCGGCGGGCACGCCCCGTTGAATATGATGCGCTCCACGGTGCTGCATCAGTCTCTGAGCAACGGCGGACAATTTCTCGGTCAGGAGTTTCGCCGCATGGGCGTAACTGGCAAAGCATCATTTGAGAATCTCGACCCGGCGTGGTATCGGTCCACCTTCGATCCGTTCGTGAAAGCGGCTCGCAGGTATCCATATTTCTTCGCGTGGCGCCCGGAGCAATATCCGCTCGAACTCGGATATGTGTGGACTGATGCCGACATCTCTCCGTCCTACATGGGGCAACTGGACTGGATGCAGGTGCAGTGGAAAATGACAGGCATCGGCAATGAGTGAGTGGGGAAGCGAGGTTGTAACTTTCTTCGAGATAGACCAGCCGATTTGTGCTCGCACATACGGACAAGGACCGTGCACGGCCGTCTTGGGCAGCACTGGAACGCGCAAATGCTATAACACGCTCGCGACGTGCCAAGACCCTGCGCACTATGCAGTCGTGGAAACTATGCGAGCAGCAGCGTTCGATGGGAACGTTGATTACTTGCGGCGCGTGGCTGGACTGACTGGCGCCGCTGATAGCAAGAAAGGGATTATCTCGGCATGGGTGCGCGTCGACGCAGGGACTGGATCAGACAGATACATTCTTACAGATGCAACGACCCTCGGCGGAGGTACGGTACGTTATGGACTTTGGATAAACGGCGCGACCAATAACGTCGAGGTGTTCGGGTACAACACTGCTGGCGCGATTGTTCTCTATTTGACCGGCGGAACGCTGGCAGTCGGTACGGCATGGCGACACATTCTGATTTCGTGGGATCTTTCAAGCGGCGGAGGAAGCCCACCGAATAACTGTCACTTCTATCTGGACGACGTTTATGGAATCACGGTCAACAATTTTACCAATACCAACATTGACTACACGACAGCAGATTTTTCAGTTGGAGCAACGTGCCAAGGAACTTTTCCATTCAGCGGAGCATTGGCTGAGATTTATTTCTTCCAAGGCGAGTATCTGGATTTTTCCATAACAGCAAATAGAAGGAAATTTATCACCGCTGGCCTCCTGCCTGAAGACTTGGGGGCAGATGGATCAACACCAACAGGAAGTGCGCCGACGATTTATTTATCCGTTCCAGTGAAGGGGCCGGCTTATCAATTCAGTTCAAATCTCGGCTCCGGCGGAAGTTTCACGATATTCGGTTCGCTGGATAATGCCAGCACGGCGCCATTCGTTGTATTGCCTGATTCTGTTTTAACCCTGACATTCGCGCATTCGCAGGAAGGCTTGCTTCAGTACGGCAACGTCAGCCCGTCGATTATATCTTTGGACACGACGCCCGCCTCAATCAATCTCGGCTCGATGAACAGATCCAATTCCGCATTGGGCCAGCGTGAAGTCGTAACGATCACATTAAACGATCATCTGCACAGCGATCACCTTGTCGACCCGTATCGAACGCAGCGCAACTTGCCCGATGGCAGCCCGCAGACGGCGGAGATGTTTGACCCGTACACGCGGGGCACATTCTGGGGAAAATGGATCGCGCGCAATCCTTACGCGCAGCATTCGCCTTGTCGCGTTCGTGAAGGCGTATTGGGCGATGCGCTGTCAGACATGCGAGTCCGGCATTATGTTCTGGACAGCATAAGCGGCCCGTCTAATGGCGTCGTCAAAATAGTCCTCAAGGACGCATTCAGCATCATCGAGAAACAAAAGGCGGTGGCGCCACTCGCCAGCCGTGGAGAACTTTTGTCCGACATCACAGCAGTAGCGACGAGCGCGACGTTGAGCCCGGCCGGAATCGGTGACCTTGACTACCCGTATCCAGCCGGCAGCCCGTCAGAACTGTTGGTCGCAATCGGCGATGAGGCCATGCTGTGCACGCGCAGCGGCGATGTTCTGACAATCTTGACGCGCGGCGCATTGAACACCACAGCGGAAGCGCACAAGTCAGAGGATCTGGTGCAGCTCGTGTTGAGTTATGCCCGGGCGCTCGCTACTGACATCGTTTATGACTTGCTGACCAACTACACCAGCATCGATCCCGCGTCGATCGACACTGCGCAGTGGGCTATTGACAACGCTGATCTGGCCGACTTATACACGGCAAAGATCGTGGAGCCGACGCCGGTTGTGGATTTGATCGGCGAGCTGGCCGAGCAGGCCACATTCACAGTCTGGCCAGATGTCACAACGGGCATGATCAAGTTCATCCCGCTTCGCGCGCAGGTACCGACCGTCACGATCGACGATGACGCTTGGATTGTCGATGGCAGTCTTTCAATCAAGCGCCAGACTGATCGGCGTGCAAGCCAGGTCTGGGTGTACTACGGTCAGGTCGATCCGACAATGAAGCTGGACGAGCGGCGCAACTATCGTTCCAGAGTTGTGACGGCAGACCCTGCGGCAGAAGCGGAAGAGCAGTACGGGACGCCTGCGATCAGGGAAATTTTCAGCCGATGGATTCCACAATTCGGGCGATCGTCGGCGACCTCGAGCGGCGAACGCATTCTGGCCATGTTTCGTGACCCGCCTATCGAGGCAAAATTTGCATTGCATGTCAGTCGCATTGATGACCTGGGGTTGGCCCGCTACTTCACAATGCAGACTGCCGAAGTGCAGGACGACACCGGCGACATGCTCGATGTCGTGCATGCCACAGTAGAGATGGAACGCGGGGAAAGCGAAGTTATTGTGCGAAGCCAGCAGGTCACCTTCTTCACGGAGACGGCTGACCTGAGTGGGAGCCGTGTGATCTACATCGAGAATGATGTCTACAACATCAATCTGCGCACGATCCACGACTCGCTATACGCGGCGCCTGTTGCTGGATCGCCGA